ATAATGAACTTAAATTTTGTATCGAAGATTTATTATTATGATCGGTTGATATTGTTTTGGAAAAAATTAATTCTTCTTGATTTAAATCATTATGATAATTAGTAATTCCACTAAATCCACGAATACAACCGGTGAATGTATTTGTTGTAATTCCTGTATATGTAATAACTTCATCATCAATCTTTAATAATCCATATTTTTGCGGAAATCCTTTAGTGCTTGTTACTGTTATGATTCCAACCGTTGAATTAATATTATTTTGTAGAAATGTGTTATCAACTATAACTTCCGGAGTTAGATTGTCTAACTTTAAATATTGATCAAGATTTTCTGCAATGTCTACTGGACCACCTTGATATTCTTGAGAAATATAATATTGTTTTAAAAAATCTATGACCTTTGGACTTTCGTCTAAAATAAATTCTGGTAATTGATTTTCGATAATTTGTTGAATCTTGACTCTAGATTCGAACCCTGTTTGTATCATATTATGATCTTATAAAATTTCCGTTTGAATAACTTGAGGTATAATAGTCCTTTACAAATGATGTTCCAGATATTTCATCACCAGAAGCAATTACATCTCTTACCATATTTATCGCACTTTTTGAAATGCTAAAATTCAAATACAAATCATTTAATCCAACAATATCATTTGATTCTGGAAATGCCTGAATTTCTATTGTGTTATCTGCGAGAGAAGTCGCGCTAATTTTGATTGTTCCCAGTCTAATCTCTCCTTTTGAGTAATCAATTGTTCCTGCGGATTTTATGATCACTTTCTTAGAACCATTTATAATTGCAATAATTCCATTTGTTCCGGTAGAATCTGGAACATCTGTGAGATATACAGTATCTGGTTCATTAGATATATTAAATCCGGTGGATTTAATATTATAACCCTCACGATTAATATGAAATTTATTTCCAAAACATAGTTCATATTGGGCAAATTGTCCGGTGACTGCCTTTAGGTCTCTCCGAATTCTAACTTTTGTTATATTGGAGGTTATAGAACTGTCTGTATTATCAATGACCTGAAGGACTTTACTGTACTTAAATCTCCCACCAAATTTATTTAAATCTATGGAATTTGAATATTGAGTAAGCGAATTGATAGTTCTTGTTTTAAGAGATTCAACAGTAGAAACTTGGGAGTAATTGTAATAAATTGAAGAATCAATTTCGACATATAATATTTTAAGATCGATTATTTTTTGATTAATTCCAGAAATACTATATTGTTTAAGGTCAGATAAAATTCTTGATTTTTGAAAATCTGAAACATATGTTCCATTTTTTGGTTTAATTGCAATTGATACTGTTCCATATTCTGGTGGATCTAGTTCTTCTCCGCCAATAATTGAAACTGATTCTGTTTCTGGATATATTTTTTTAATGATTGCTTCATAATCACGAGAGGTAACCGCTCTATACTGCGAAGAATAAATCCTTGGAGCAAAATACCGAATTGAATCTATTGACTCAATTTCGGCACCATTTTGAGATTGTTGATTTGTTGTGATTGAAATCGGACTTGAAAAGTTACTTACAATTACATTAGAAGAGTCTTTAAGACTTCCGGCAAAGGAAAATGATTTTGCTCCGTTTCCGGATACTCCGTCTGTAACAATATAAGTTACGGTAATTATTGAATTATTTTTTAGTTTATTTCCTATTAATCCATCACCAAAAAGAAGTTCATACTTTTCGTCCTGAACCTCCTGTAACAAATAAATCTTTGAGGTCGAATTTACGTTTAAAATATTATCAACAGAAAAATATTGAATTCCAATACCATTTTCATTACTTTCTTTCACATAAACATAAATTGTGGAAGTATCAATAAATGAATTATTTAAAATAAATCTTTGATCCAGTGATCCATCGACTGTAAATTGTTTGTTTAAAAATGTTCCTTGATATGCTGTTATTTGATTAAACTCTGCAGTACCATTTACTAGATTTGCCGAAATATTATTTGGAATTGAAAATGTGTATGAAGTATCATTAACGGTTCCTATACATACCAATCCTGCCTGTAGAGTGAGAGTTGGAGTATTTTGAGATGTAGATACCTTAAATGAAATTTGCGCCTTTGATGCCTCTCTGGATCGTGGTATATATCCAATATTTCCTGCAAGTGAAACTACATTTTGGCGAATGGTTGCCGAATTCAAAAATGATTCGTTCACAACCATGTTTGAATTGAATGCTGTGATATAGGTATTATATGCCAGTGTATCAATTAAAACTGAAAAATTAGATCCTTCGAAATCAAAATCCGTAAATGTTGAATTTGCACGAAGATAATCTTTGATTGAAGTTTTGATTTGATCGAAATCTAAATTGGCAAACTTTGTAAAAGGCATTTTTTTATCTGGTTGCCTCTAAAATGAATGAAAATTGTTGTGTTGGAATTTCTTGTCCGATAATATTAAAAATAATCGTAATTTCAAATTCATTTTCATCTGGTCTTGGATCTACCTGAACATCAACATCATTTACTCTGGGCTCAAAGTTTGAAATTGTGTTCAAAATCTGATCACGAATAACAGAGGCAGTACCAAAATCGACGAATTCAAACAAACTTTGGCGAACATCAGATCCTAAAATTGGATTAAAAAATCTTTCTGTTGGAATTGTTTGAACTAAGTTTCGAATTGAACGACGAATTGCCTGCTGATTCACCAGAACCGGCAGGTCATTTGTGATTGGATGAGGGTCAAAGGATAGACTAATGTCTTTAAATGATCTTGATATCCGTGTAACAGACATATGACATAATATTCGTCATATTATTTATAACTATTTGCAGGAAGTTCCGTAGTTTGGTTCTGTTCCGTATTCCCAGTCATCATAATCTTCATCATTGCGGATTTTTTCATGAAGATCAGATTGTTTTTTAAAATTATATTTCGGTGCTCTGTCATGAACGACTTCTTGAAGAATTCTTTTTTGATTATCTTCTGATTCGAATAGCATTTGTGAAACTCCTGTTTTAAGAATAAAACAGAACTTTTATAAAGGAGGTTTCTATCTCCTTATACTATTTAACGATTTATTTCTTTTATATTATAATCATTTGAATTTAAATATTTGAGCAATTCAATGGCGATTAATTTTGGTTTTCCATCACCACAGGTATAAATGTCAATCGCAATACAACCTTCTTCTGGCCAGGTATGGCAGGATACGTGACTTTCTGAAAGGGCAATTACGATTGTGATTCCGTGTGGGGTAAAACTATGCTTGAAAATATTAAGTATTTCCATTTTGGCACGAGAAATTCCACGTACCATAACTTCTTCAAGAGACTTTGCGTCATTTAAGAGATTAAACTTAATATCATATACTTCAATTAGTATATGAGTCCCCATTGAATACTGTTTCAATTATGATTATAGTAAAAATTTATTTATTTTCTTTTTCTTCCGGAGTTTGCCAGAAATATTCATCAGTATCTCCAAGTCTACCCCATTTTCCATTCAATCCAATTTCTGTGCGATAAAAATGAGTGGATATTTTAAAATCAGGTTTTTTAGGATTATTTGGAGTTCTAGATGAACTGTACAATCTCATTCGGTTGTTAGGATACAATACAAATTGACCATTTTCCAATAAAATAAAGTTATGAGACTTATGCTCCTCTGGTAATTCGCTTTGCCCACAGTCAATTTTATCATTATACGGGTGATAGTTATCTAAACTGAACAAATATTGACCTTTAAATTGTCCAAAGTCTCTTGTGCGAACTTCAAAATCCAATTCTCCTATATGTTTTTTTTGAACACATACTACTCCATAACTCATACAATCCCAGAATTGTAAATTGGTTAGGTCCAAATCTGGTTTTGGAGTTTTAGGTGTGGAGACAAAAGCACTGATTGGTAATTTATCATATAATGCACCATATTCTGGTAGATATGTTTCAAAATAAAAAGAACGCCCTGGTAATGATTTTGCTGTTATCAAAACTCCTTCTACAAATTCACCATACCCATCTTGAAGATCTCGCAAATATTCCTTACGAACCCATACTTTCTGTGGCGGTAGATTAACTATTAGTTGGCTCATTTAAAAATCC